CCCCCCTTCTTTCTACTATGCGGCTACTTCGCACCCCACCCCCCTCTATATAGGAAAGGCCCCCCATAGGAGTCCCAAGCCCTTGTTGCAAATAAATTTTTTGTATCCTATACTCCACCTCATCAGCTTAACCGCTTGCGAGACAATTCGATGACGACAGCTATCATTCCCGACTTTGGGGTTGATATACCGCCCGGCATTTCCTACTTAGACCTACGAGAGAGGGCTGAGGCGGCCTGCAATACCATAAAATTACTCGAAGAGCAGGGACTAGACACGACTCCAGACGAAATGGATAACACCGTGGCTAGCATACTGGCGACGACTTACGCAGAGGACCCCGATAAAACCTCTAAAAAAGTAAGTAACACTAAGCTAACTACTCTTACTCCCGCCTCCATAGTACAGACACAGTTAATACTCAAAGAATTTAGCCACTTGGTAGCCACAAACGCTGCCGAGATACGTAACCTCGTAACAAACAAGCTGGTACTGGAAACAGAAAACGCTGATCCTCGTATACGAATGCGGGCTTTGGAGCTACTGGGTAAGATTTCAGACGTTGGTCTCTTTGCAGAACGTAAAGAAGTTACTATTACCCACCAAAACACCACAGAACTCCAAGAAAAATTGCGAACTAAGCTTGAGAAGCTCAAAAACCTTAAGCAGAATGACGAGGGTGTGTACACAGTCGAAGCAGAAGTCGTAGAGGTCGAAGAGTAAATGGTGGACAACGTCGGTGCAGCCGAAGGCTTTGAAGGGTTTAGCCCAGAAGAAGTCCAGACCATGATCGACAACCTAGACGACTACACGCTAGAAGAACAGGTTGAGATAAACAACTTGCTGGAGGCGTTGGAAGAGCGGCAGGCCATAGAGAATGCGCACGCTGACCTAATAGAATTCTGCTGTTTAATGCAAGAAGACTACAAAGTAGGTAAACACCACAGAATACTAGCCAGCCTCCTTATGGAGATTGAAAAAGGTAAAACCGCAGACGGAGAGAACGGACGGGCAGTAGCCGTAGATGGAAAGGACCGGGTTTGTGTAAACATTCCCCCACGTCACGGCAAATCACAACTCGTCTCTATATACTTTCCGGCTTGGTACTTAGGGCGTAATCCAGATAAGAAGGTCATGATGGTGTCGCATACCACGGACCTCGCGGTGGACTTTGGTAGAAAGGTGCGTAACTTAATATCAACGCCTGAGTACCAGAAGATATTCCCGAACGTACAGCTTGCTAGCGACTCTAAGTCGGCGGGGCGGTGGAATACAAACAGAGGTGGGGAGTATTACGCGTGTGGTATTGGCTCAGCGCTTGCTGGTCGTGGTGCTCACTTGCTTCTTATTGACGACCCACATTCAGAGCAAGACGTGATTAACGGGAACTTCGATGTCTTTGATAAAGCGTACGAATGGTTTACCTACGGTGCGCGAACACGTCTTATGCCTCATGGGCGGGTAGCTATCATCCAGACTAGGTGGCACTTGGACGATCTGACTGGGCGCGTTACCCGAGATATGGCTCAGAACGAGCTGGCCGATAAGTATGAGGTAGTGGAGTTTCCGGCGATACTGGAGTTTGAGCAACCCGACGGGGCTATAAACGAGAAGCCGCTGTGGCCCGAGTTCTTTGATCTTGAGGCCCTACACCGTACGAAAGCCTCAATGCCGTTGTTCCAGTGGAACTCGCAGTATCAACAAAAACCGACTGCGGAAGAGGCAGCCCTTGTTAAGCGTGAGTGGTGGATGGAGTGGCCGCATGAAGACCCACCTAGTTGTGAGTACATAATCATGGCGCTTGACGCCGCAGCAGAAAAGCACAACCGAGCTGACTTTACGGCACTGACTACGTGGGGTGTGTTCTTTCACGAAGAAGAGAATTGTTACTGCATCATCCTGCTCAATGCTATTAAGGAACGGTTAGAGTTTCACGAGCTTAAAGAGATGGCAACCCGCGAGTACTTAGAATGGGAGCCAGATGCGTTTATTGTGGAGAAGAAGAGTAGCGGTACGCCGTTGTATCAGGAAATGCGTAGGTCAGGACTAATAGTGCAGGAGTACACCCCGCATAGAGGCACAGGCGATAAAACTGCTAGACTTAACTCTGTTTCTGATATAGTACGTTCAGGACTTGTGTGGGTTCCACAAACACGTTGGGCAGAGGAAGTGGTCGAGGAAGTTGCAGGCTTTCCGTTCATGTCTAATGATGACTTGGTGGATACTACTATAATGGCGTTAATGCGGTTTAGGCAAGGCGGGTTTATATCCCTACCAACTGACGAAGCCGAGGGCGAGCCTATGTACAGGCATCGCGGTGGATACTACTAAAGGATAAGACGATGGCTATTGAGAAAGGTTTGTACGGGATGCCCGAAGGCATAGATGAAGAGTTAATGGGCGAGATGGGTGAACCCGACGCCATGATCGAGATGGCTATTGCTACTGACGAGGATATGCCCGTCATGGTAGAGCTTGAAGATGGTAGCGTTGAGATTAGCTTCGGAGAAGAAAACGAAGATGTAGATATGGCCCCGTTTGATGCAAACCTTGCTGAGTACTTAGATGACGGGCAGCTAACCGAGATAGCTGGGGACTTAGAAGAAGCCATCGACGGGGATACTTCAGCTCGACGTGACTGGGCAGACAGCTACGTTGCCGGTCTTGATGTTTTGGGTATGAAGTACGAGGCGCGCACTGAGCCTTGGGAAAATGCCTGTGGTGTATACAGTAACATTTTGGCGGAAGCGGCTATTCGATTCCAAGCCGAAGCCATGAGCGAGACGTTCCCTGCTGCCGGTCCTGTTAAGACAAAGATTCTTGGTGAACCCACCCAAGACAAAGAAGACGCTGCCTTACGTGTTAAGACAGATATGAACTATGAATTAACTGAGGTTATGGTAGAATACCGCCCCGAACATGAGAGGCTGTTGTATAGCCTTGGTTTGGCTGGTTCCGCCTTTAAGAAGGTGTACTATGATCCCAACATGGGACGCCAAACTGCCCTGTATATCCCTGCCGAAGATGTAATCGTACCCTACGGTGCCTCTAATATTGAGTCAGCGGAGCGTGTTACGCACGTCATGCGCAAGACAAAGAACGAAGTTGTGAAACTTCAGGCTGCTGGGTTCTATCGAGAAGTAGAATTAGGTGATCCAGTATCTTTCTTTACGGATATAGAAGAGGCGAAAGCAGAGCAATCTGGCGTATCGTTAACTTCAGATGATCGTTACACCATACTTGAGGTCCATGCTGACCTGATTATTGACGGTGTAGACGCTGAGGGTGAAGACGACGACCTACAGATCGCAAAGCCTTATGTGGTAACGCTTGAGAAGGGTACAGGCAAGATTCTAGCTATACGACGTAACTGGAATATTGACGATCCTTTGATGCTAAAACGTCAACATTTCGTACACTATGCGTACGTCCCCGGATTTGGATTTTATGGACTCGGCCTCATACATATTATTGGTGGTTATGCTAAAGCTGGCACTAGTATTATCCGTCAACTCGTGGACGCTGGAACCCTATCCAATCTCCCCGGTGGTCTCAAGTCTCGCGGACTACGAGTTAAGGGCGACGACACACCGATTGGTCCGGGCGAGTTCCGTGATGTAGATGTACCCTCTGGCAGCATCCGCGACAACATTATGCCGCTGCCTTATAAAGAACCAAGCCAAACTCTTCTTGCATTATTGCAGCAGATCACAGAAGAAGGGCGACGTTTGGGGGCGATCTCTGACATGAATATATCCGACATGAGTGCTAATGCTCCTGTTGGAACCACCCTCGCTCTACTAGAGCGTACTCTTAAACCAATGGCTGCGGTGCAATCCCGTGTCCATTTCTCGATGAAGCAGGAATTTAAACTCCTGAGAAAGATCATCGCTGAGTATGCCCCAGAAGAGTATATGTATGTGCCTGACCGTGGCGAGCCTCGTGCTAGACAAGCCGACTACGCTATGGTGGAAGTCATCCCCGTCAGTGATCCTAATAGCAGCACGATGGCACAAAGAGTTGTGCAGTATCAGACTGTTATGCAGATGGCGCAGGCCGCCCCACAAATCTATGACCTACCGCAGCTTCATCGCCAGATGATCGAGGTCTTGGGTATTAAGAACGCGGACAAGCTCGTACCTACTGAAGATGATATGAAGCCTACCGATCCGGTAAGTGAGAATATGAATGCGTTGGTGGGAGACCCCGTCAAAGCGTTTATGTACCAAGACCACCAAGCTCATATCGCTACCCACCAAGCGTTTATGCAAGACCCCATGATTATGCAAACTATCGGGCAAAACCCAATGGCGAACCAGATCATGGCGTCTTTACAGGCGCACATCGCAGAGCATACAGCGTTCTCGTACCGCCAGCAGATGGAAGAAAGGATCGGCGCTCCATTACCCGCACCAAACGAAGAGATGGGCAGAGAGACAGAAGTACAGCTTGCCCAGTTACAGTCAAAGGCAGCTATACAGCTTACTCAGGCACACCAGCAGCAGGCGGCACAAGCGCAAGCCCAACAACAAGCCCAAGACCCAATTATTCAGATGCAGCAGCAAGAGCTACAGTTGAAGCAAGCCGAGCTACAGCGTAAAGCCCAGAAAGATCAAGCAGATGCAGCTATTGACGCAGCAAGACTACAGTTGGATACGCAGAAAGCCCAAACTACCGCTGCCATTGAGTCTAGCCGTATAGCCGCACAAAATGAACAGGCCCAAGCCAAGAACGATCTGGACGAAGCGAAGGCGATAATGGACTTAGCTAAAGCTCAACAACCAAGAGGACCGCAAGGTGGCTAAAAAGTCAGGCATTACTTCAGGAGAAGCCCTACAGCTAAACAAAGGTGTTAAAGGCACCAGCATTGGCAACGGGGCTTTGAAGGTAGGCTCAATGAACAAACACAAACGTCGCAGTTTCAAAGAATATAGAGGGCAGGGAAGATAATGGCTAAAACCGTCTTTGACGTGCTAAATGAAAAATTAACGGAGCTTAAAGCCTCCAGCGAAGATTTCCTGAAAAGCGGCGGAGCTAAAGACTTTGCTGAATATCGGGAGGTATGTGGTGTGATTCGGGGTCTAAACGCCGCATTAAGAGAAGTAAGTGACCTTTCGCGTAACTATATGGACGACAACGATGACTGATAAGGCGATTACAGAGCAGCTACCACTGTTTGTAGACGAGAACGAAACCGCGTTAGAAAGAAAACGTAGAGCGAAAATAGAAGAGGAAGCTATAGAAGAGGCAGAGTTAGAAGCCTCTATCCCTAAACCCGTTGGCTACAGGGTGCTTATCGCCCTCCCTAACGTAGAGGAGACCTTTGGAGACAGCGGTCTTATTAAGGCAGACCAGACCAGACGGGAGGAGTATATCCTTTCTACTGTTGGGTGTGTACTTGATATGGGTGCAGAAGCCTATAGCGACAAAGAACGGTTCCCTACTGGGCCTTGGTGCGAAGTAGGTGATTACGTGATGTTCCGTGCCAATACTGGTACGCGCTTTAAAGTTGGAAAGCAGGAATATCGTTTAATGAATGACGACTCTATTGAGGCCGTCGTCGATGATCCGCGAGCAGTCTCGCGCGCATAAGGAATAGACCATGCCTAGACAACAAGTAGAATTTGAATTTCCCGATCCGGATAAGGAAGCTAATACCCAAGAAGTTGAAGTGGATATTGCTGAAGAAGACGCGCCCCTTGAAGTAGAAGGTGCTGTGGGTCGAGAAGACATGAAGTCCGCCAAAGATACTATTAAGGCGGGCGAAGTAGAAATTGAGGTAGAAGACGACACCCCAGAAGCTGATCGTGGGCGAACGGCGTCTCCACCACCAGAAGAGGTTACTAACGAGGAGCTAGAAAACTACTCCGAGAAAGTTAAGAACCGTATTAAGCACTTTAGTAAGGGCTACCACGACGAGCGTAGGGCTAAAGAAGAGGCCCAACGTGAGCGAGAAGCTTTAGAGGCGTACGCCAAAAACCTTATAGCTGAGAACGAAAAGCTAAAAAGTTCGGTAGACCGGGGCCACAACTCACTTATCGAATCTGCCAAAAAGCAAGTGCAGAATGAGATAACTATGGCGCAGCGTCAGTATAGAGAGGCGTACGAGTCAGGTGAGCCTGATGCTATATTAGAAGCTCAAACTGCACTGAATTCTGCCCAAATACGTTTAGATAAAGTTAACGGGTTGAAACCTAAGCAAATTCAGGCTTTACAACCTCAAGAAACTCCTGTACAAACGCAGGTAGATGTACCCCAACCTCAAGTGCAGCGAGACGAAAAAGCAGATTCATGGCGCGATGATAACCCATGGTTCGGCTCAGACGACGAGATGACTGCCTTTGCATTAGGGTTGCATAACAAGTTAACGAAAGACGGGGTAGACCCCCAATCAGATACTTACTACGAGAAAATTAACTCTCGTATGCGACAAGTATTTCCCGATCAGTTTGATGATGGGATTGAAGATGAACCAGAAGTACCCAAGCAAAAATCTAGTAACGTGGTTGCCCCCGCCTCGCGGAGCACAGGACCTAAGAAAATTAGGTTAACGCAGTCACAAATAGCTATTGCGAAAAAACTTGGAGTACCACTGGAAACTTACGCCAAACAGGCTGCTGAACTAATGAGGAAAGGATAATGGCTCAAAATAGACTAGATAGAGACCTTGAAGCCCGTACAAAGACAGTCCGTAAAACGGCGTGGACGCGACCTACTGTGTTGCCTGACCCCACTCCAGAAGACGGATACACTTACCACTGGGTTCGTATTTCGACTAATGGTCAATCTGACGCCACTAATATTTCCTCGAAAATACGTGAAGGCTGGGAACCTGTACGTGCAGAAGATCACCCCGAGATATTTACTGATTCTGTCGCTGATGCGCGGTTTAAGGATAATGTCATCGTTGGCGGTTTGATGCTATGTAAGGCCCCAGTAGAGCTTGTCCAAGAGCGAAACGATTACTACCAGCACCAAGCTGAATCGCAAATTCACTCTGTGGACAATAACCTGATGCGCGAAAATGATCCTCGTATGCCCCTATTTCACGATAGGAAGACGAAGGTTACTTTCGGCAGCGGAAATTAAATTTTAGGAGTTATATACAATGGCTTATCCAACAGTCAGCGCTCCCTACGGCTTTAAGCCAATCAACCGTATCGACGGTATGCCTTACGCTGGTGCTACTCGCCTTATTCCTATTGCGGGTACATACAACGTGGCTATCTTCGCGGGTGACATGGTTCAAACTGTAGCGGCAGGCACATGTGAGAAGTTCACCGGTACCGTTAGTGGTCTTACGGTGGGTGTTTGTGTTGGCGTTCAATACGTCAATTCTCTGGGCCAGTTCACACCGGCTCAATACTACCCCGGCACTAGCGTTACTAACGCGTTTGCTATCGTAGTAGACGACCCTATGGCGGCTTTCAAAGTTGCTGTAACAAACGCAGGTAGTGCAGTAACCGCAGAAGACCGTACTGTTGTCGGCGCTAACATGGCCGTAGTACAAGGTGCAGGCGATACTGCTACTGGAGATTCTGGACAATCAGTCCTCGCTGGCTCAGATGCTGTTACAGCAACTATTCCTGTGCGAGTAATTGATGTTGTTACAGATACCGCAACTGGTGCTGATGCTTTTGTTGAGTTGATCGTTAAGCTCAATACCCACCAGTACAATTCAACGCTTGGCGTGTAAGGAGGCTGACTAATGGCTATTTCAAGAGCGCAACTCCTTAAGGAGCTACTACCGGGTCTAAACGCCCTCTTTGGTCTCGAATACGCTAAGTATGGTGATGAGGCTGCCGAAATCTTCGAGACTGAGTCTTCTGACCGTTCTTTCGAGGAAGAAACTAAGTTGTCCGGTTTCAGTGCCGCGCCTGTTAAGGGTGAAGGTTCTGCAATCGAGTATGACAACGCGCAAGAAGCGTGGACTGCTCGTTACACTCACGAGACAATCGCTATGGGCTTCTCGCTAACTGAGGAAGCAATCGAAGATAACCTCTACGATTCACTCTCTTCACGTTATACGAAGGCTCTGGCCCGTGGTATGGCTTACACTAAGCAAGTTAAGGGTGCTTCAATCCTCAACAACGCTTTTGCTGCTGGCTCTACATACGGTGATGGCAAGACTTTGTGTGCGACTGACCACCCACTAGTTTCTGGTGGAACTAACTCAAACCGTCCTGCTGTTGCAGCTGATCTTAACGAAACTTCACTCGAAGCTGCCGTTATCCAGATCGCTGGTTGGACTGATGAGCGTGGTCTCCTTATCGCAGCTAAGCCTGCTAAGCTTGTAATCCCACCTGCGCTGCAATTCGTTGCTACTCGCCTGTTGGATACTGAGCTTCGTGTGTCTACAGCCGATAACGACATCAACGCAATCCGCAACAATGGTTCAATCCCCGGTGGTTATACAGTAAATAACTACTTGACTGACACCAATGCGTGGTTCTTGATGACTGACGTACCTAACGGCCTGAAGCACTTTGTCCGCTCACCTATGCAAACTAGCATGGACGCAGACTTTGACACAGGCAACAGCCGATATAAGGCTCGTGAGCGATACAGCTTCGGCGTGTCTGACCCACTGGGTATCTTCGGTTCACCGGGCGCTTAATAAGCAAATGGTGTTAAGATTGGGGGCTTCGGCCCCCTTTCTTTTGTGTAAAGGTAGTACCTATGCCTAGAGAACCTAAAGTAAAGAAAGAGTCGCAAGGCTCCCGAATGTGCACTTCGTGCAACAAAGTTAAGCTGCTGTCCCAATTTGAGACCTTTAAAGAAGGGCAAGTACGGGGGATATGTCAGCAGTGCGTTACCCTACAAAGGGCAAGAAAGACCTCTGCTACCCCTGAGTCGTACCTTCGGGTGCTAAATGTCCAATTAAAATCTCAGCGGCTCAAACAAGACATCGAGTATGGGATAACTACGGAAGACGTTATTGACATGTGGGAAATGCAGGGGGGCAAGTGTGCCCTATCTGGCATGCTCATGACCCACCAAAGAGACGGTACCTACGGCGATAGAAAGAAAAAAGAGTTCAACGCCTCGATAGACCGCATAAATCCCCAAGGCCCTTACGTACGGGAAAACGTACAGCTAGTCGCTTCTAGGGTAAACACCATGAAACACACCCTTGGCGAAGATATGTTCATTTGGTGGGTAAAGAATATTTACGAGACCAAAATTAAGTGATATGTTGGGGGTACTGCAATTTCGCAGTGAACATCTAATGCTTTGATTGTTCTTTTTTTGTTTCCCTTGAGACTTGACCCGCTCCCACAGGCGGGTCTTTTTTTGCTTAAGTATTGTGTACTTACCCCCGAAATGGTATATAGTAACTGTACCGGGGTCATCCGGTGTATCTGACAGTCCCGGCTGACGACATGCAGACAGATGCACCCCAAATTAACTCGCATGTGAGGATTCTCAAATGGCTAATACTACTTTCACAGGCCCGGTCATCTCGACTAACGGCTTTCAAGGTTCTGTAACTACTACAGAAAACGTCTCTGCTACTGGCACAGCTAACGTAATCGTAATCCCTACTTCTGATCCGGGTGTTACGGGTGCTATCTGGAATAACGCCGGTACTCTAGCTGTCTCAGCCTAAGTTTCTCACTTAATAGGAGTAACTTATGTCTAGTTCAGATATTCAAACCAAACGGGTTGCTGCCGCAGGCACCGGTAGTTTGGGCGTAGGCCCAGCTCGTATACGCCAAGTGCAAGTGCTAACTAGTAATGTTGGTCCCGGTCGATTAACCATTACTGACGGTGCTGGTGGCCGTACGGTCTTGGACATTGACTTTGCTACAGACGACTCGCACTCCATTAACATCCCAGACTACGGCATTCGTTGTGCAAGTGACGTAACAATCACGCTGCTGACTAATATTGCCGCAATGACGGTGTTCTACAGCTAATGGCTAAGCAAGTTGACAAGAAAGCGATGGCTTGTAATAAGCCCAAGCGGACTCCATCCCACGCTAAGAAGTCCCACATTGTGAAGGCTTGTGAGAATGGGAAGGAGAAGATAATTCGTTTTGGCGAGAAAGGCGCAAGCACAGCTGGCAAACCCAAAGCGGGCGAATCTGCTAAGATGAAAGCTAAGCGCAAGTCGTTTAAGGCTCGTCACGGTAAGAACATCGCCAAGGGTAAAATGAGCGCAGCGTACTGGGCCGACAAGGTAAAATGGTAGCCAAATGAAAGACTTAGAGTACTCGATGGTAGATGTTTCATTAGCCGTTCTGAGTTACTCTAAGGGGCGTTGGACTCCAGAAGAAGTTTTAGAATTTGCATTTATGCTAGAGGGCTTCTACGAAGAAGAACTGGGCGAACCAAAGCCCACGCTGGTAAGCATAAAAGGCGGGGTGGTAACACGCGCCGAACAAGATCAAGAACCAACTGAATAAGGTGATATTATGGCTGGTTGTAATACTAAGAGAATGAAAGCTGGCGGTCCTACTGGCATGCCCGTTAAGAAGATGATGATGGGCGGCATGGCTAAGAACTCGGCCTATAAAGCTGGCGGTTGCGTTAAAGGTGATGGCATCTGCATGAAGGGCCACACTAAGGGTCGCATGGTATGATGCAGTGTAGAGGCATGGGCAAAATGAAGCCCATTACGTTTAAGAAAGGCGGTACGGTCAAAGATGATTGTTACCGCAAGGTGAAGGCGTCGTATAAAGTCTTCCCATCTGCGTACGCCTCGGGTGCTATAGCTAAATGCCGGAAGAAGAAAGCCAGTGGCCGTTCGTAAGACGGAGAAGGGCAAAGCCCTAAAGCGCTGGTTTAAAGAGGACTGGAAAGATGTCCGAACCGGCAAAGACTGCGGACGTAAGGAAGGCGAGAAGCGGGGAACCCCGTACTGTAGGCCCTCTAAGCGAGTCTCCAGTAAAACGCCTAAGACCTCTGGTGAAATGACAGCGGCAGAGAAGAAGTCCCGAGTAGCGCAGAAGAAGCGCCTAGGGCAACCGGCGGGAAAACCCAAGCGTGTAACACCGCTTAAAAGGAAAAAGAAATAATGGCGACTTCTGGTACTACAGCGTTCAACATGGACTTCACCGAGATTGCGGAAGAAGCGTGGGAACGTGCCGGTAGAGAAATGCGTTCTGGTTATGACCTGCGTACTGCTCGTCGTTCCATGAACCTGTTGACTATCGAGTGGCAGAACCGTGGCATTAACATGTGGACTATTGAAGAGGGCACGTTAAACCTCGCTCAAGGCACAGCCACTTACGACCTGCCAGCAGATACTATAGATTTATTAGAGCACGTAGTCCGTACGGGTAGTGGCAACATCAGCACTCAGTCTGACCTAAACATTACCCGAATCAGTGTCTCCA